TCTCTCTCACCTCAAGCTGTGCATTCAGCATCTCACAATGTCATTTCTTAAGTTCTCACAAGGCAACGCAAAACTCAAGCAACGACTCATTTTCAGCCTTCCTGCAGGCAAAACATGCCCTGGCGCAGTGTTCTGCAAATCGTTTGCAGTTCTGCAGGATAACGGCAAGCGTAAAATTCAAGACGGCAAGCAAACAGAATTCAGATGTTTTGCTGCATCTTCAGAAGTACAGTATGACGCTGTTTATAACTTACGAGCCAACAATATGGAATTGTTGATGCGATCAGTCATTGAGGGTTCAATGGTTGATTTAATCAACGCAAGCGTTCAACATCACAGGAAGAAGAATACAAAGCTTGTACGGATTCATGAATCTGGCGATTTCTTCTCCCGTGGTTACCTAAACGCATGGATAGAAGTCGCAAAACAGAATCCAGATCTTAAGTTCTACTGCTACAGCAAATCTCTGGACTTCTTCTTAGATCTTGTTCTCCCTGAGAATTTCTATCTCACTGCATCGTATGGCGGCAAGTTCGATCATCTAATTGATCAGGGATTGTTCCCCAGATTTGCAAAGGTCTACAAAACTGAAGAAGAAGCTATGGAAGACGGTTTAGAAGTCGATCACGATGATTCGCATTGTTTCGGTAATAAACCCTTTGCACTTCTAGTGCATGGCACTCAACCTAAGGGTTCTGAGTGGAGCAAAGCGATTGCCGAACGTCGCAAAGCCAACAAGTTCACCGGCTATAGCTCCAAAACTGCTGTTTCGTAGTAACCTTATCCGGTTGCGGTCATCTCTCTCACCTCACTCACTCATCATGTTCAACGTCATCGACACACGATCTAACAAGGTTGTGGGTATTGCCTACACCTACAAGGAAGCCAAAGCAATGGCATCTGCCTACAGGCGATCTCAGTACATCAAAAAAGAAGATTGGAAAGTTATTACTTTCAAAAAACGAATAGAACCACCAGTAAGAACCTACTTCGCAACTGACGACGGTTGTTGTGACTCACTCCGTGATCGCAATTGTGAAATCTACGGGAGGCCACATCGATGACTGTTGTCTTCGTCAATCCTCGATCTTCTAAAGCCAAGAATCGTCTCGCTAATGCGATGAACAACGACAACAGAATGTGGATTGAACAAGTATGCGATGACCGCATATTTGCAGTCTCAATGTCTGGAAATTACTGCTGCTGGATCAAACATTACGACGATCCACATTTCGATTACCTTCATCAACATCCTGATCATGTACACACCAACTAAGTCACCATTCACTCTTCCTAAGATCAATCTCAACGGTACAGATGCACAATCACTTTTCGACGAGTACATGGATGCTCAAGATGCAATCAGAAAGGCATTGCACATCTTACAGAAATGCACATGTCATGGTCGCGACTTTCAATGTAATCCTGTAGATGATTACAACCAAGCATTATTTGAGCGGGCAGAAATTCTTGCCAAACTTGATGATTGTTTGGATTATTGCCTGGCATGGGCTGACAACGCTAATGAGGCAATGGAGCAATGAAAGTACGCGTCTACTACAACCTTACAAAGCACATCTGGAGTGTACAAAAACACATTCCAGGCAAAGGTTGGAGAGTCGCTGGACATCTTCAACGTCTTGCACTCAACAACGTCACAACTGTAGTTAATGACTACGGTCAGCAACAAACAAGGGTAGAAGGTAAGAAGTACGTTCACGCCTACTTAGAAGGCGAGATCTGTACTTCTTCCTTTGATGTCAGCCCTTCTCACAGACGCATCACATACAACCCACAACGTGATGATGCTTTTGTGTGGAAACACAATGGCGAGTTATTCACATCTTCTCGCCAGGTTGTCTTAACCGACAACGCATACGCACTCTGATTCTTTCTCTCTCTCACCATGACCATCTCAACTCGCAACAAGCAACAATCTGCTACTAAGAAGCGCATCAAGTTCTCAACCAAAGCAACCAAACCCATGGCTGAAAACTGGACAGAAGAACAATACGAACGTGAACTGCAGATCTATCTCGACCGTAAGAAGCTTCTCAAGGACATTGAAGCAGAAGTGAAAGCACGTCAGGCACAGATCCTGCACTTCATGAACAAGCATGAGATCCAAGCTGCTGCAACTGATGACGAGCAAGTCGTGGTCTGTCGTCGCAAGGTTTGGAAATACAGCGACGAGCTGCGTCGTGAGTCAAACCGCATCTCTCATCTGCAACGTGTGGAGCAGGAGAACGGCACTGCTGAATTCAGCGAATCTGTCTACCTGACTGTCAAACCCATCAAGAGCCAGGTGGAGCAATGACCAAACAGCAAGAGAAGATCTTCGGAATGACAACCATACTCATCTGCACTGTCGTTCTCTTCCTTACACCTTGGCCGACTGCAGATGCAGTCTTTTCTACTCACGCATCTCCACCACTTAATTATGAAAACTTACAAGTTCAGAACGCTAATTAACAATGAACACGGACGCGACATTCCGTCTTCGTGGTTCTTTGTGATTGCTGATTCAAAGGAAGAGGCACAAGAGAAAGCACTTGACTACATCAAGAATCTCAATGAGCACAATGAACGACTTCAGTTCTCTTTGAAAAGCAATTCCTATTACTCAGGAGCAACCTTCGAATACGTTCTCCCATACGGACACTTGAACACTTCTGCAATCAACTATGAACCTGCATGATCTTGTCCTCCGCGCTCGCGACCTTTCGATTTTGGAAAGTCGCGCTAAGTGGATATGCCTTCATCCGCAAGGCTTTCACTACATAACCAACGATCCAGAACCCAGTCGAATTGTCACAGTTGTCCGCCCATCCTGTTGCTGAAATGAAAGACACAGATCCAATCACTCAAGAAGAAATGCAGGAAGCTTCTGATCTCTTCTTTCCACTTCTGCGAGTTGTGCAGAAGGAAATGCCCGAAGGTGCTTCTACTGAAGACACCTTGAAGGTTATGGAGCACGTCACATCCCTGGCACAGCGTCTCCGTAAAGAAAAGAGGAAGGAGAAAGCACAGGAACGCTTCGGCCTGGTTCCCAACTTCAAGGGCAGTTACGAGCCTTAAATCCCGCCCAACACTGGCCTGGGCTTGATGCCAGATCTTTTCATCTCTCTCACCTAATCACATGACCTCGTCCGTCACCACAAACAAGTTCAGAGCCGACAAGATTGTCTGGCCTGCACACACTCTCATCTCGAATCACATTCTCAAGCAAACCATCATCGAGTTCATGGACAACAACCCTGAGGGTGTCCGCAACTGCGATGTAGGTAAAGCGATTGGATACAACGACTCTCGTCAGTGGTTCAGTTATGGACTCCTGGAGTCACTGGTCAAGGAAGAGAAAGTCGAGAAACGCTCGATCAACGGCAAGACCCTCTACTTCTCCATCGGCTGACTAACCATGACTGACTTATTACGAGCACGCTACGAGGAGTACCTCGAAAACTTCGATCCCTCTCCTCAGAACTACGGCGACGACTACAGCACACCACCAGACTTCGAAACCTGGGTAACTGACCAAGAGGAGCTATCCGAATGACCTACAACTACAACCGTTCTTCTGAAGAACGAGAGAAGCGATTCTCTGAGCTGAGTCAGAAGCAGGTCAACAAGGACGCTGCCAAATACGTTGTCATCACCACCCGTGATGCGGCAGATGGTTGCTTCGGCGGCCATAACCCAACTGGCAACGATCACTACTTCGATTCTCTCCGCACAGCCCGTGCCTGGGCACAACACTACTCAGACACTTGCGATCACGTCTGCGGAATCTTCCAAGCCCCGAAGTTCATTGAAGGAGTTGATGTCCGATGAGGTATCACCACCATTTTGATGTTCGAATTGCCAACGACTTTCACTCGGATATTGAAGACTTCGATAAAGCTTTTGAAGCTTGGTCTAAGAAATTCACCGACCGTTCAGCACTGCGAAAGCGTTTGTTGACTTCTGCTGAAAGTCTCAAAACAATCCTTCAAGGAATTGTTTTTTCTGAAACTCTCGATGCTGATGAAGGAACTGGTACACCCACACCTGATTAACCCATGAAAACCATTCAAGACAAACGAGCTGACTTCAAGCGTCTGCTCATTCCACGGCTGGAGAAAGCGATCAAAGCCATCAAGGTGATTGGCAATCTCTCAGCCAGTCAATACGCCTTTACGGAAGGCGAAGCGGAGAAAGTCATCCAGGCACTCCGTCTTGCAACAGATCAGACCGAGGCCAAGTTCTTCAAGAAGGACGCGCCCCTGGTCGCCATTCAATTCGATCACACAGAGGCTGACTCATGAAAGTAAACAACGCTGCTGGAGCTGTCACCAACGAGCTTTTACGAGCCATGGGAGGTAGTGCCTTTATCGGTAAAGACGCCAACACAACTCGCGAGTGGAGACGCAAGCGTGAACGCGAAGCACTTCGCAAGAGACGCGTCATTGCAACCTCGATTCCTCAAGGAAAGGGTTTCCAATAAAAAGACCCCGGATCTCACCCCGAGGTCGTATCTCTCTCACCTACCAACCGCTTCGTAGCGGACGGTCGGTGAGCACTCAGTGTAACGGTGGATGTCTACCTGGCAAACTGACCTAGACAGGTCAGGTGGATATTCGTATCCTCAACAGGACGGGCAACGTCCTCGTATCTCTCTCACCTAACTACCCCATGACTTCCCAGTTCAAATACGCGAACGCCGTCAGCACCCAATACTCCCGAGAAAAGGAGGCAATGGTCTATGGCAAGTACAAGGAGAATGGTTATCAGGTCAATCCCCTGGTTGCACAAGCGGGCGGAACGCTCATCACCGAGAACGTGTCCGCCTCCGAAGCCTTCCGTCTGGCTGACGCAGACTTCAAGGTCAACAAGGTCGTCAGCACCTATCAGCACAATGGCGAGACTCGCGTCGACGATGAGCACTGCCACCTCGTCAGGGAGGACACAGGCGTCTCGCTTGGCGTCATGAGCAGCAACTACACCCCGGTGCAGAACGACGCTCTGGTTCTGCTGTTCGACTACCTGCGGGAGAACGTAGAGATCGACAACATCCTCACCATCCGTGGTGGCAAGAAGGTGTTCGTCTCTGCTCGCTGCGACATCGAGGGCGAAGTCACCTCAGGTGACAAGGTCCGTCGCTACCTCCACGCCTTCAACTCCTTTGATGGCTCCTCTGCCTTCGGCGTCTTCTTCTCAGACGTCCGACTGCAGTGTGCCAACCAGATCAACTTCCTCTGCAACAAAGGTGCCAACCGCGCCAAGCAAGAGGGTGCAGGCATGGTCATGCGTCACACCGCATCTGTCACAGCGTTCGCTAAGGCGTTGCCTCGTCTGATCAACGTCGAACAGCTGAAGTTCGAGATCGACCTCCAGACCCTGCGACCTCTAACGACGCTGCGCCTGAACTCGGATCAAGCCAAAGCAGTCCTGGAGCATACCTATTCCGATGACTTGTCTCGTCCTGTTACGGATAAGAACAGCGGGGCAACGCGTCCGCGTCTGCTCACTGATCTTTCCTACATCGATGTCATCAACTCGCATTACAGCGGTGACACGGGCTTTGGCGTTGAAAAGGGCACTGCCTGGGGACTGTTCCAGGCCATCACCCAGTTCGAGACTCATGACCGAGGTCGCAACCGTGGCATGAGCCGCAGCGTCACCGACAAAGCCCGCACACGTCTGGAGGCTCTTTACGGCGGTGCCAGTGCGAAGCGCATCGACCGAGCCCGCAAGTCCCTGCTGGCTCTCGTCTGATCTGCTGGCGGGCGGGGTGACGTAAACACCCCAGACGCGTCCTCCGTAGTGATGCCTGCAACTGCTCGGATCAAGCGGTTGGTGAGGTGCAGTTACCGCTGCATCTCCGGGCCTCTCCAAGGCAAAGGCGGTCCCATCGAGGACTCCGGTGACTCCAGCCGGAAGGCAAATTGGCCGGAAGTAAGGACGCTGCCGTAAGACCAGCCCCCTTTTTGATCACTTTTATCTCTCTCGCACCTTGAAACTCAAAGAACTGATTGGCCGCACGGTCACCAGAGATTGCGACAAGGAACAGTTCATCCTCCTAACTGTCGAACGACCCTTAAAAGCTGGGCTTCAACCCTGCTGGGTAATCAAAGGCATCCACAAGGAGCGTGGTCTGCACAAGATCGAGTGGGATCACTTCTGCAACAACTACACCATCGCTAACTGATTAATGACACACGCTGATTCCAGCCTTGTTCCTGATGATGCCCCTGTCTACAAGGGAGCGAGAGGTGCTCAATACTTCTTCCGGAACGGCAAGAAGGTCTACATCACCCACAAGGAACCCAGGAAAAGAACCCAGTTCAACCTAAAGCGTGGTGCTTTTCAACGCTTCATCGAGAACCAATCCCAAAACGTCTAATGACTTCAATTCAAGCCGCACAAGACCGAGCAGCTTTTGAGCGCCACTTGTTACAACTCAACTCAACAACAGGGACTGATCTCAAGAAGATTTTCCATGAACCAGATGATTCCAATCTTGAGGTGCAAAGGAACAGTATTAGGAGTCTGCTGAGCTGGGCAACAGCACGCCAGAAAAGCGCATGGAGTGAGTTCAAAGGCCAGGACCGTGAGTTCCAAGCCATCTATTGGGACGGCTACAAGCAAGCCATCAGTGAAATCCTCAACATGGAGCACCAATGACAAAAACCAAAGAACGCCTTTTGTTTGCCAGCTTCTTTTTTGAGGCACTCAAGCCTCACTCAGCTTCAATCTTTGACACTCTGATTAATGTTGCTGATGCTGGTGTGTCAGCAGCAACCAGAGCAGAGGTTCGGTCAGCCGAAGCTGAATGCCTCCAAAAAACAGATACGTTGTGAGGAGAACTAATGGAGCCGAAATGCAAGTCTTATCAGTCGACGATGTCAACCAGGAATGGATCTGCCAACGAGTCCTTGCTTTATTGGATGGAGCAAGAAATGAAGAAGCACAAGCCATCGCGCAAGAATGGGATCTTCCCTTCGATGCCTCAGATCCGTTTCTTTGACCGTCTGATGTATTGGATGTTCAGCCCGCGTTAGTATTCGCCAGGAAGGGCTCAGGTTTATCCTGCCTAACACCGGGATAGGTACACCTACCCCGGTTTTTTTAATGTCTAGCTACCTACACCAATGTGTAAAACTGAATAAACATGTTGTGATCATGAAAGCTCTGCAAATCCTGCTCTCACGCCTGCTCCATCGATACGGCTACGCCCTGGTCCGTATTCAACAGACACGTAAACCTGAACCTAAATCCAGCGACTTTAAGAATGTTGCGGTGTACGACAATGACTGGGATGACTAGCTTTTGGGCGATGCACGCTAACAGAAAGCCCGGTAATGTAGGGATCGCCGAGTAAAACAGAATGCTTCAGCCAGCAATGATGTGCAAGATAACTGAGCCGTCAGGAACCTTATATGAGATTCGAGCCATCAGCGATTCAGAGATCGCATTTGCGAATAGCAACTTCCTCAAACACGACCAACCATATCGTGTAATTCGCCACCAAGGGGTTGTTGCAGATCACGTTGCTGCATAACACGCTTAGATGGGATAAGTACCCCTTGTCTCATGGAGTATGTTACGGATTGCGCGGTGCCACTGTCGCTAATCCCAACTGACTATCGTCACCCACTTGCTCAACAATTTGAGGAGATAAGTGATCAAGGTGAGCTTGTCCGCAGCTATGACGAGTGGGGACTGGCTTCTGTTTTGACCTATGCGTACACCCGCAAGGTTGCAACAGCAGCTCCCTACAAACAAATGGAAGAAATTATCGGGGTCTGCCTTGAGGAATCAAGGCACACTCGGACAGAAAACAAAAAACTATTCACCAGAATCAAGAGGAGCATCAAGGCAGGGGACGACACAGACGTTCTGACATGCGCCAAGGTGTTGATGTCACGGATCGGATCAGCTCTCGCTGAACAGCATGAGGGCATGGACACTGAAGAGGAACTCGATGAGGACGATTGAACCCAGCGTCAACGATCAACTGCGTTACGCACAGATGATGAAAGGTATTGATAAATTGGACCGTGATTCACTTCTTGAAGTCACCAAAGACCTGGCACGTCTTGCGTTGTTACTCCAACCCGCAGCAATGCGTTGGGCAGCATATGAGGCGGCTAAAAATCTGAGCAGCTGCAATGGATCGTCCAACAGAATTGAATGAGCGCCAGGTACTTGCGGCGCAGGCTCTTGCTGCTGGCTTTACTTGGCGCGATGCAGCTAAACGCGCAAGGTGCTCGACCGAGGGGATACGTGCTTGGAAGCAACTGGAAGAATTTAATAACGCGATCTGGGATTATCAACAGGAGATCTTTCACCGATCCTTCGGTGTAACTTCTGAGGCGCTACCTGAAGCTATCCAGAAGCTGCGTGAGATTATCGATTCTGAAGATCCTGATATCGCAGTGAACGTTAAAGTGCAGGCGATCAAGATTCTCATTGATTCTGCTCATAAGCAATATGAGGCACGAACTATTGAGCGTCGGATTGAACAGCTAGAGGCAAATGCCCAACGCCAAACACTTAACCCGGTTGGAGAGGTTAGAGAAATTACAGGAGCAGCATGACCGCGAGGCAGCTGAGAAGCGCCTTACATCTACTGCTGTTGGTTTCAAACCTAAATTTCCAACTGCAGACAAGTGGGATCAGTTCGCACCACTGACGTGGATCAGAACATCAGGCAGCGTCAAACCCTTTCAGCCCTTCGATATCCAGAAGAAGCTGATTAATTCGATCTGTTCTCACCAGTACACGATCGTCTTGAAGTCCCGCCAGGTCGGCGCTTCTGAAACGGTCTGCTCCTACCTGCTGTGTCGCGCTCTGACTGAACCAGGCTTCGCAGCAGTGGTGTTCTCCAAAACGGCTACTGACTCCGGTGCGTTGGGCAAACGGATCCGAGCCCAGGCCGCAAGCATCGAGGACTCATCAATTGAGTTCACCACCGAATCCAACAGCGAACTGTCGTTCAAAGGACTCGGAACCATCTATTTCCTACCTGCTACCCCAAGAGCCGCCCGTGGTATCCCTTCTGTTTCCGTGGTGGTGCTCGACGAGGCCGCTTTCCTCGATGGAGCAGACGAGATTTACACCGCAGCACAGCCGACGATGGCAACGCTCGGCGAGAAGTCCAAGCTCATCCTGTTATCCACCCCAAACGGGATGGGAAACATGTTCGCCAACCTCTGGCACGGCGAAGACGACGGCTGGAATCGGTTCAAGATCCATTACTCAAGTATTCCGATCTATGCGTCGGATCCTGACTGGGCTGCGAAAACAAAAGCCAAGGCAAAACTGACAGACAGAGCGTGGAGGCAGGAATATGAGATGGACTATGTCGCCTCAGACGCTCAGGTCTTCCCACCCGAACTGGTGGAGAAAGCGTGTCACGGTCGCTGTATCGAGTCAGGACTGATCAACCGTGACTACATCATGGCGATCGACCCAGCTGGAGGTGGTGATGATTACTGGTGCTCCGTTGTCCTGGACATCACCACTGCGCCGTACCAAGTGGTCAATATGTTCCGTGTCAGATATAAGTCCTCCGACTACTGCATCAAACAGATCATTGAGCAGGCAGAGAACTTCAGCCCCTCAAAAGTGATCGTCGAGAAGAACGGTGTCGGTGCTGTCGTATCTGAGATTCTCTCAAAGGCTCTGGCAAAGTACATGGTCGAGCCATACAACACCAACAGACCCAACAAAATCTCAAATACGGATCGCATCACTTACTTCCTGGAGCGTGAGGAGCTGAAGGTTCCTAGAGATCCCTTCTATCAGGAGATGTTGATGTTTAGACAGCTGGAAACAGGTGATAGACAGGCAGGAGATGGCGCACACGATGATTCGGTGATGGCACTCGCTCTTGCACTCTCAGTAGTTGCTACAACTCCCACAACTGATTGGTTAGATCTCATCTAATGAACTACCAGGATGAAGCGCTTAAGAAGCGTCGTCGTGATGCCTTGATGGACTCTGTATCGGAGTACTTTGACTTCCCCAACCCTGAAGAGGAGTTCTATAAGGACTTGCAGTTCTGCATCAGGGATCTAAACCGTTACCACCAAGAAAAGGCATCGAACACCAAAGCACTGCTGGGAAAACTCGGTCTCAGCTAATAGACAATTGTTAGATTAGAGTTAATGAGTTAAGGCCGAAACTTTGTCGGAAACTTCGGAAACTCCAGAGATCAAAATGGATTCTGATATCCGCAACGATGGTGTGCTTGTCAACGCCATCACGGGTCTTGGCACAAAGAAGGATAAAAGCGAGTACTTCGCACTTCGTTCTCCCAAGCAGTTATCTGAGGCAGAACTAGAGGCGCTGTATTACGACCCTTTGTGTCGTCGCGTCATCGACATCTACGCAGAGGCTGCTGTCACTGAGCAACCCACCATCAAGCTGGGCGAAGAGACTGAAGATTACGACGGCATTCTCAAATCCTTCGAGAATTACCTGGAGGAAATTGACTTCTACGCGTACATCGAAGAAGCGCTCAAGCTACAGCGAATCTATGGAGGAGCTGCACTATTTCTGGTCCTCGATGATGGGCTTGAGCCTAGTGAGCCTGTTGTTCCTGAGCGTGTCCGGGGCATTGCTGACCTCGTCCCGCTTTCCCGACGAGAGATCGTTCCCCACGACTACAACTACCTCAACTACCGGAAGCCTGAGCTTTACAGGATCTCCACCAGTAAGGCAGTAACGACAGAGAACGATCTCAACTACCTGCTCGTCCACAACAGCAGGGTGCTGCGCCTCGATGGTCTGTATCTCCCCTGGCGGCAACGTCTACTGAACGAGGGCTGGGGACAGAGCTATCTCCAACCCTTCTACGAGGTGTGGAAGAGGTATCGCGGTGCCACTGATGGCATGGCAACGATGCTCAACGAGATGGATTTATTCGTCCACAAAATTCCTGGGCTCGCCAGTAAGGTCACAGCCGGGAACGAGAAGGCTCTCAAGACACGTCTCGAAGCCAATGCACTTGCTAGGTCGTTGTACGGCGGCATGGCACTGGACACGGAGGAAGAAGTTTCCTTCGCATCACGCTCCCTTGGAGGTGCTCAAGAGATCTTCGATCGACTGACTGATGACCTCGTCGCAGCAGCCGACATGCCGAAGACGTTGCTGTTCGGAACGTCTCCTGCTGGTGGTCTTTCAGAGTCCGGCAAATACGAGGACAAGTCCTGGGCAGCAGCAGTGGAGCGCTTCCAAACACACAGCCTGCGCCAACCCCTGAACCAGTTCTTCCAGCTGGTATTGGCGATGCCGGAAGGACCGACACAGGGTCAGGTTCCAGAAGAATGGAGCGTTTACTTCCCGCCTTACTACTCAGAGTCAGACAGCGACAAAGCTGAACTGCGATCCAAGGTTGCTAACACCGACAAGCTCTACGTCGAGATGGGTGTGTTGACTGCGATTGAAGTTCGTAAGGCTCGCTTCTCTGGCACTGAATACAGCATTGAAACGGCGCTGCAGGAAGAAGAGGAAGAGCGTCTGCTTCTGAAGGCTCAACTTGAGCAGGAATCTCTGATCCAGGGATATGTCGGACAGCAGGCTGCTCTGGAGCAGTCCATGCAACCACAACCTGAGGAGGCTCCACCTCAACAGCAAGAAGTGACTGATGAGGACGACATCATCCGCATGAGTGGACTGTCGATCATCGCTGGAAAATCAAATGGATCCTTCCGAGTGGGTTATGTAACCCATATTGATGGGCAGAGAAATGATGCCGAGTCTTTGCTACTTATAGGCAATCGTTTTAACGATAAGAAGGTATATCGAGGCCACTTCACTAGAGAAGACGGCACAATGGAGTCAGGCCCACTGTTGCTTGGCTTCTATTCATCTCGATCAGCCAAGAAGGCACTGCAAACTTATGCAGCCGATAAAGAAGTAAGTGGAGTGACACTACTTCAGGATGCAGATATCGAACACCTGAAAACCACGTTCGAATACCCGTGACAAAGCGATCTGAATCAAAAGAACTTTATTTGGCAGCGTTACGGGGTGACGCCAAAGCCCAACGTGCTTGTACCGAGAAAGGCAAGCAATGTGGTGGACGCTGCATTCCCAAGCACTGGAACTGCCGCATCAAAGGTGAAGGACAAACACCTCCCACTCGCGGCAATGCAGTTCAGCTTTCGGCGGAGCAGAAGGAGAAGATTCAAAAAGCCCGCAGCCGTCGTAGAACTCGTCGTGCCCTGACTGCCATTGGTGGTGCCGCTGCTGTTGGTGCTGCTGTTGCAGGTGCCGCAACTTTGGGAGCTAAAAACCCAGCATTGGCCTTGAAGTTAAAGCGTAAATCTGGGGCCGTTTCTCAAGGCCTTGGTGTTGCTTCCGCCTTTGGTGGCACGACTGCTGCAGTTGCAGGCGCAGCAAATATGGCTGTCGGTGGTTTTGATATTGGAGCGGGTGTCGGTATGGCATTTGCTCGCCGTAAGCGAGATCTAGGTGCCTTTAAACGTCTCACAAGACAGCGTTTCCGACTTGAAAAACAGATCAAGCCCCTGGAATCTGCTCGCAACAGCGCTCAAAGCACACTTAGCAAAGCCCAAGAAAAACTCAGCACTGAGAAAACCCGATTGGAGGCTGCAAAAGCCGCCATGCAAAACAAAGGCAAGCGCAGAAGTGGATTTGCCCTAGGACAGAATCCTCAATCGATTGCTCAGACCGATCGAGCACGCGCTACCAATCTGAAATCAGCTGAGACTGCTTTCCGCAGGGCTAACAACGCAGTCAACAAGGCACAATCTGACTTCAACACTCGCGAGTCTGCGTATCAATCTGCGTTCAAACAACTAAACACGACTACCAGCCGAGCCTCCAAACTCAGGAGCAAGCTTCTCAAGTCTCAAAACCCAATCAAGAACGCTTACAACGCTGGGATCAGCTCCGCTCAACGTAGCTTTAGGGCTGGACGCAGAACAGTTTCTAGCTTCATTCGTTCGGAGGGAGTCAGAGGACCTAAACCTGATCCACGTTCTTGGCAGGAGCGCTTTGGGATGGACGAGGCCGAGCGTGAGGACAAGAAGTGCGGCAACTCCGGTATCCCGGATAACGCCAAATGCACAAAGAAGAACACCGCACGCACGATCGCTAAGGCAGCAGCAGGCGCTGCTCTGGTTGTAGGCGGTGCAGCTGCTCTAAAGAACCGCCGCAAGATCCGCAGCAAATTCCGCAAGACCGGGCTGACTGCCTATCAAAAACGAGAGCTAGAGAAGATGCGTGCTAAGGGCACAGGTAAGTATGGAGCCCAAGGCAAGCGCAGCTTCAGCTCAGAGCAGAAGCCTTTCTACAGCGAGGCAGATCGTATTTATCCCTTGAAGCACAAGCGTCTGTTCCGTGATTCGGAGGCTGCGGATGCCGAAGGAAAAAAGTTCAGTAAGACGGTGACCAATCCCAAGACGGGACGTAAGCGCACCGTCAAATACGGAGCTAAGGGTTACAGCATTGCCCCTGGTACCAACAAAGGTGACCGTTACTGCGCTCGTAGTTTCGGAGACATGA